AGATGTTGTGGAGAATTGTAAGTACATCGACAACGGAATGACGACAGTTGTTGTTGCTCCACGTATTCTGTTGGCAGAACAACTTTGCAGTGAATTCCTTGAGTTGATTGATACAACTCACACGCATGTGATGCACGTGCATAGTGGTGAGACAGAGCACTATTCTACAACAAAGGCAGATGACATTCATGTCTTTGCCAACACTGCTCGCGCAGAAGGTGAGAACTGCATCATCTTCACCTCTTATCATTCCCTCCATCGTATCATGGAGGCAGATATTGAGGTGAACAATATCTATTTTGATGAGGCACATAACAGTGTTCAACGTCACTTTTTCCCTGCGACTGAGTATTTTGCAGAGAATGCAAATCGTTGCTATTTCTTTACAGCAACACCCAAACATTCTCTTGCTGCATCTAAACCTGGAATGAATTGGGGTGTCTATGGTCAAGTTTTATGTAATGTTCCTGCTCCTTTGCTTGTTGATGAAGGGTACATTCTTCCTCCAAAAGTGGTTGTTAAACAACTGCCCATCATCAAGGGAAGAAAGGTTATGTATGCTGAGGATGGAGACAACCTCATCGAAACTATCGATGACAACAATATCGACAAGACGTTGATCTGTGCTCGTTCTACGAAACAAATCATGGGTCTTATCTCACAATCAGATTTTTGTCTACAACTCAAGGAACGTGGATACTCCTGGATGATGATTACATCCAAGACAGGTGCAATCATCGACGGTAAGAAAGTCAATCGTGATGTATTCTTTGATACTCTGAATGAGTGGGGTAAGGAAGATGGCAAGAAATTTGTTGTCATCCACCACTCTATTCTGTCTGAGGGTATCAACGTCAGTGGACTTGAGTCTGTTATCTTCATGCGTAACATGAGTTATATCGGTATTAGTCAGTCTATCGGTCGTGTTATCCGATTGGGTGGATCTGAGAAGACGTTTGGGTTGGTTTGTATCCCAACTTATGACAGAGTTGGTATCAGCACTGCCAAGAAAGTTCAGGCAGTTGTTGATGTTGTATTCAATCAAGGTCAACCTGCTATCAGTGAGATTCGTCGATGAAAGTAACAGAAGTATGGGGAAATAATGACCCTAATTGGAAAGAAGAAGAACTTACAGAACTCTGTAAGATAGTTTTAAGAGAGTTAAAGTCCTCTGATGATAAGAACACACAAATGTTCTGGGGTAAAATCTATGGCAAACTATTGGGTGAGAAAACGATAATTTGATAATAGTATGCTATAATATAATAAAAGATGTGTTGAGATGAATTATACATCCAAAGGACTATATCGGTATGCAGGTGGTAAGAATAAGAGAAAAGAAGAACTGATTAGTTTAATTTATGAAGTTAAACCTAACATCACCACAATGATGTCACCATTCTTTGGTGGTGGTAGTGTAGAGATTCTGATGTCATCAAAAGGTGTTAAAGTTCGTGCATATGATCTTTATCAACCTTTAGCAGACTTTTGGGAGATTGTTACTACTGAAGGTGGGAAACGTATTGCTGATACTGTAAGAGAACATATTCCACTAAGAGATAGAGAGCACTATAAATCTTTTCTACCATTGATGGACAGTGATGATAAGTTTACCCGTGCATGGTCATTTTATATTTGTATCAAAGGTGCATTTAGTGGTGACATTGGTCATACTTCAGAGTTATCAAGACAAAATCTAAGTCCAGCAGGATTACAAAAACTGGTTGGATTCTACAATCCTAATCTTACATTTACCTATGGTGATTGTTTTGAGAAGATACCTGAGCACAAAGATGATTTTCTATTCTTAGATCCACCATATTTTGCTACTACTGGATTTTACTATGGTAAAGATGGTAGCACTCATGAAGGTTTTGATCATAAGAAGTTAGCAGAACTTTTGAGGGAACATCGTGGAGGGTTTGTGATGACTTATGATAACAGTGATTACTTAAAAGAATTGTATCACGATTTCACAGAGTTTAGATACATGGAATTTGATTATCAAATGGCAGGTGATGCTAACCGTCGTGGTAAAAAAATAGAATTGATTGTTATTAAAAGACCCAATGATGTGACAGTAGATGAACTGTCCACAATCGCTTGCAATCCGTTGCTAGATGCCTTATCTTAAGGACATGAAAAACACACACCTTGAGCACCCAGAAGATTCTATTCTGACGGGTGATCTTTCTATCCTTGATTGGTTCCTTACTGAATGTGATCTTTCCGTGAAAATTGATGGTGCTCCAGCAATAGTTTGGGGGACTAATCCTGCGACTGGTAATTTCTTTGTCGGCACTAAATCTGTATTCAACAAAAAACTAATCAAGATTAATGAAACGCATGATGACATTGATCGCAATCATTCTGGGGTTGTTGCTAACATACTACACCATTGTTTTGATTGCCTTCCTAGTTTCGACGGGATTGTTCAAGGTGATTTTATTGGGTTTGGTGGTGATGATACTTTTCGCCCCAATACGATTACTTACATCTTTGATGAAATAATTGATCAGAACATTGTCATCGCACCTCACACATTGTATGCGACTGATGGTGAGATGAAGGATGCCTATGTTATCAATGACATGGTAGATATGGAAGTCTTCGATGATACTGAGACTTGTAAGTTCGTGCAACCCCGTGCATGGCAGATTGATGAAGATTTCTCTGAGATTGTTGGTTTCGCCCGACAAATGTCTCAGTTGGTTACTTTTGTGAGTGAGAGTGAAGCAACTAAACTCAAGAAAGAATTGAATCAATGTATTCGTGAGGGTCGTGAAGTTGTTCCAGAAACATTCAACAACTCTCGTTTGATTAGTTACTGGTTCCTCATCAAATCTATCAAAGAGGATATGCTTTTCCTTTGCCGTAATAATGGTCCTAGTGCATACATCAATGACCGTCAATGTGGTGGTGAGGGTTATGTTGGTATCAACCAATATGGCATGTTCAAACTTGTAAGTAGAGAGCAATTCTCACATGCAAACTTCAACAACGGGAGATTCGCAAATGTCTGATTACACTAAAGAACAACTGATTGATGCACTTGTTCATGAGTGGGATTACCTCTGCCACGATGACTATGACCCAGAAGATGACACACCTGAAGAGTATCGTTTGAAGATGGAATTACTTACCATTGAAGAATTAATCGAAGAAACATCAACTGGAGAAGGTTACACACTAGATGAGTTTATGGAGAACCACGGATAACATTTAGTGTTTTTTCCATAACGAAATCGGTGGGGATGACGTAACACCCGTCCCCGATAGAATTATGCAAAAAACAGGTCTTTGCTTTAGTGGTGTCAATGGTTCTCAAGACAGCACATCGACAGGATGACAGCATACCACCAACCAAAGCAAACCAGTTGGAGAACTGGTCTAGTACCGGTTGATCTCACCCCAAAATCGTGTATTATTAAAGAGTCAAAGGAATTCAACCGATGCGAAAGACCACCAAAGCACAAGCACTCGATCAGTTTCGTTACAATTGGTCAGTATGGGCAAACAGTGGCGCAACCGATAAGATCTCAAAACGTGAGGCATGGGGAATCTTTACTGATGAACTTTGCCGTGAGGGTTACATCACTATGAAAAAGTATGAGTCATGGTCTAACCCTTTCTGATTCAAACTTCACAAACTTTTTATTATCATCATGAACACACTTACTCAATCCAAAACAGAATATCTCACCGAATGTTTGCTTGAGGTTGTGAATAATCAATGGAAAGTTAATGCAACTGAATCTGGACATAGTTCATATTCTAAGTTAGAATATAGTGTAGGCAGAAAATATATCAAACTGAATCAATTCAGGGTTCATGCTGATGGTAGTTTTTCAAACAATGGTGTTTTCATGTTCATCGACAAAGAGTCTGGATCATGTTACAAACCAGCATCATTTAAGGCACCAGCAAAAGGTATTCGATATTATTTTCTTGAGTCCTTAGTTGATAACCCTGAGATCGTAGATCCTTACGGTTCATTCCTTTACGTTCGTTAATTAACATCATGAAGTGGGAAGTTAAGTTGTATCAAGGTGGATCAGTATTTACTGAGGAAGTTTATGCAAATGACTATCAAGATGCAAAGAAAACAGCACAAGCAAGAAATCCTACAGTAAAGATTATCGGTTGTAATCCTATCGTGGGTGAAACATCTTCATGGGATAATGATGACGATGATGAATCACAATATTCATCTTCACAGAGCAACAGTGGCACGGATATTGGTGGGATGATAGGATTGTTTGCCATCTTATTTGTTCTGTGGTTGATCATTGAGTATTGGATGTGGATAATTCCAATCACACTTATAGCAGCAATCTTATGGTATTGGGGTAACAAATAAACCAGTTCATGAAGTGGCACAACCCCGGTTGTGCTGCTCCCAAAATCGTGTATAGTTAAAGAGTCAAAGAAACGGACTCAACCCAATGCAACTCACAGCAAACGGAGCACACATGGTCGTTGATTTCTACCCCGTCAAGTATTCTGATGGCACTATCAGCGAACGTCTAATGTATAAGACGGTTACCTTCTGTGACAAGGTACAATCAAAGTCCTACATCAACAAAGAATCATTTGAAAAAGAGGTTGAGAATCGTGTTGAAGGTTATAAGTATGAAGTGACTGATATGCACCTAGAACCACAACTTTTCAATTCTGCACTGATTCAAACTCGTT